TATTCCTTGAAACACATAACTACTAGCGTTTGTAAAGTTTAATGTTTGTGCGCTTGTGTCTATACTCCAGCCATTAGAACCAACTCCTGTCCAATTACTATTTAACGCAAAATTGCCATTAACAACTAACTCACTTCCTATTTGTGAAAAGTCTCCATTAGTGACTTCTTCGCTGCCTATTTGTGAGAAATCTCCGTTTTGTACTAAATTCCCACTTAATATCTGTACATCTTCTATAAGTCCTTTTTCGTTTACTCGTGTCGCACTAGAGCCTCTTGTAAAGTCAAAGTCTGCGTCTATTACTTCTTTTACGCTTACGTTGTCTATATAAAATTCTGCATTAGTTGGACTAACTCTACCAAAATAAATATTACTACTAGTTCTGAAAGTTGTTACTATAATTTCATTAAAACCTTGTGCTAAATTTTGTCCCTCTTGTCCTGATACTTTATCCCAAAACACTTGAGGTGTTCCACTTATAATATTTACATTGACACTAATTTTGTATTTCTTATTTACTTCTGTTGATACATCTTGATATAATTGTTTTATTGAAGTAGAAGCGGGATGATATGCTTGACCATTTACAACACTCCACCAATTTGAAGTATCAGTCCAATTATTTAAACCATCACTAAAATCTCCATTAGATACCAATTCACTACCAAAAGTTTTAACAGGCTTAACACTATGTAAAGACCCATTATCGTATGCAGTAGGTGTTAGTAATATACTTGGCTTTGGGTATATATCAGCCATTAGTTTGTCTGTTTCGTTGCTATTCTCGTAATAGTCTGAACGTACATACATTTTATTAGTAGCAGAATATTTCTCGTAAACATCTGCCCAGTATTTATCATTTACTGCATTTCCCCAATTACTTCTATGATATATTTCGTTTGCCATATTATGTTGTTAATTCTGTTAATTCTGCATCTGTTAATGCTGTATCGTAATATCTTAAATCTTTTACTTTTCCGTAGAATTTAGCACCACCACCCCCATTGTCAAATGATAACTGATTTAATCCGCTTAATATAAATGCGGTTGGACTTGTATAAACTTCAACTCCATTAACCCACATAGAATAATATCCAGATTTTATTTTTAACGCTACTTTATTAAATGACGTAATATTACTAACTGTTACTGACGAGCCTGAATTTATATCTGATTTTAAAAATGTATATATAACATTTGAATTATTTCTATACCCAAAACCAACATTGTTGTTTGTAGTCCCATCACTTAAAGCAATAGTTCTAAAAGTTAAATCATCATCTAAAGCACTTATTTCGGCATAGAGTACACCTTCTGAATCGTTAAATATAGTAGCATCTCCAGCATCTGTGCAAGTTTCTTCACTTCTTGTAGTAAATGTTGCAAGATTTGGTATATAGCTTGATAAATTACCCTCTTCAAATTGTAATCCCCAAACAAATACAGAGCTACCATCTCCAGTATAACTTGCATCAGTTGTACCTTGTTGTAGCTGTACAAAATATCCATTTGTAACATCTGATGATGCTTCTTCTGTAATTCCTATTCTATACCATCCATTAGGATATGTTTCAAATAATTGTACACCTCCTGTAACTGCTTGTGTGTCTAAATTAAAAGAGCCACTAACACCTATTAAACCACCAGCATTTATAAATATAAATCTATTATCACTATTTTTTTTAACAAAAAAACTTAATGTATAAGTAGTGCTATCAACAACATTTACATTACCAGTAAAAAATCTATGCTTACCTGTGCTTGTATCTTCTTTTAACTCCATAGCATTGTATTCTCCAGTAGGAGATGTTGCTTTGTCGTTTGTTAAAGTAGCACCTGTTAAACTTTTACCAGTAGAAGATTCAGAATATGTTTGTGTATTAGTTTTTTGACTTTCTAATAACAAACTTGGACAATCACTATTTAACCAATCTAATCTTGGGTAATCTTCACTTACTGTTTCTATAAGACCATCCTTATTTACTCTTGTTGCTGAATCTCCTCTATCAAAAATAAAATCTCCACTACCATCACTTGGCAATATAGAATAGACTACACTGTCGTTATATCCGCTTGGTATTAATGCTAATTTAGGATTGCTCATTCTTTTCTTTTTTGTCGCTTACTTGTTTCTTTATGACCTCTATATATTTCTTTAGTTTAGTAAGGTTTGTTTCTTTTACCTTATATCTCATAGTACCCACCCTTTAAACGTTGTGTCTGTATCTGGGTAAATATCATCATCACTATTTGAGTTATACTCTGGAAATAAGTTGTCATTAAAACATAAATAATCTACTAATCTTGTTGAATAGTAATTAGCATACTCTCTTGCTTTACCTACTAAATAATCTACTTCGTTCTTATCTACGTTTTGTGCTGTTTCACTACTATGCTTAAACACACCACCATTTTTTATCTGATAAGCAGCAAATGGTATATAGTTCATCTGTGCAAACCAAATCAATGTAGGTTGTACATAAGTGTTTACTAATGTTAGATAGTTACCACTTAGTGTACCAGCTATAATGTCTGCACTTATTTTGTTGTATAAGTCTGTACCTAATAAATTTTGAATGTCTATCTGTTGTGCAACTTTGATAAATTGTATAAACTTATCTGTATCTACATTGCCATCAAGTATAGAGTTCTTGACTAAATCTGTCCTGTTTATAAATAATGCTGTTGCCATACTAATTCTTAAATCCTATTTTATTCCAATACTCAGCAGTATAACCTTTATACTTCATATCTTTAGGTGCTACAGGTACTTCTTGTGCATTAGCCTCTGGTTTAAAACCTCTTGACCTTGCCTCTGATGTTGTTATTGCATCTCCTAAACCTTTTGCACCATCTTTGCGTACATACGTCTTTCTAAGCCATTTATGTTGGCATCTCGCACCACCTTTATATAGCCATATAGAATATGTATCACTACCACCTTTACCAAAACCAGCATTAACTACTTTTGTGTCCATAGAAATAATATCCTCTTTTCTATATACCTTTTTAGCATCTACCATTTTCTTACAGAATGGTCTTGAGTTTGCACTATATCTCTGTGGAGAATACATATATCTAACTAAGAAAGTATTACCTTCTTCTTTTGTTTGTTTGCTCTCTCCATCTTGCTCACTCTCTCTAAAAGGCTTCGCACTACCTGTACTTACAAATTCCCATATCTTAGCAAGTGTGCTTTTCTTCTTTGGCTTGTTTAAGTCTGTTATTACCTCGTCTAAGCCATCTTCTTCGTCATAATTAACCTCACGCTCGTCCATTACGTCAAAGTCGCTTAAAAGCTCTTCCTCGTCTTGTCCTAAGTCAATTAAAGCATCTGCTATATCACTACCTAAATCTTCTGGTAATTCCTTAGCTAACTTGACCCCTGTTTCTTCCTCTTTTGTTTCTTCGTCCTCTACGTTCTCTAAGTCTGTAAACTCTAATGGTTGTAATGTCTTAAAGTATAGTTTTAAAGAGATATTATTGTAAGCTAATATACTATCAAAGGCATCTATTAAAAGTGTCTGAAATGGTCTTATAACTGTGTTATCCATAAGTATAGATGCAGTCTTTAACTCATCTGCATTGTTACCTAAACCACTACTATCTTTAATACCTAACAACATAGGACTAACTACCCTGTGTGCTACCATTATCTTTTTACCACTTTCGTCTGATAAGAACTGATATTGGTTATGCGCATCACTTAATTGTATTGGCTCTATAGTTGCAGCACTTTCTGGGTTGTCGTTAAACGCTAATATAAACTTACCAGCATTACTTGACCCACTAAACTTTTGATATATTCTATTCTCTAACATTTGGCGTTCCTCAGCATTTGGAGTTCCGTTGTTAAAGTTAATTAACATACTTGGTGCAAGACCATTAAGAATATTGTTTAAGTGATAGTTGCTTATCTCTTCTTCTAACTCTGCATATTGAAGTCCACCTTGATAGTCTGGAGATGAGTAATACTTATATCCAGCTCTGTATGGTTTTACATACACTATCTCTATAGGCTCATTAGAATAACCAAAAGCTGGTATGCGTTTGCAATCTTCTACCTTTTTTACTTTATCCCAGTTATCAGAATAATAGTAAGCCTCTATCTCTCCTTTTTCGTTACACTTTTCAGCTCTTAGGTTTTCTACAGGTATGTGTTCTACTCGTGCCACACTCTTTCTGTCTTTAGAGTATATAACTTGCATAGAACATTGACCCATAAGTTTTAAATCGTAGCATAACTTACGCACACAATCCTTGTGGAATAAAGACATCATTTTAGCGTATGCCTCTGGCTTTCTATTGCTGTCTAAAGCATCTAAGCCTTTTCCATAAATCATTTCGCTAATACCATTTATAATAGCATTGTTTGTAGGACTTCCGTTGTATCGGTCTATCAAATAAGCAAAATAATTATTATCTGCACCATAGCTTACCCATTCCTTATTAGATTTCTCTACAATCTCTGGACTTGTATAAGTGCTTAAATTAACTACTCTTAAATCGTTCATAATATAATGTAATCGTTATCAAAGCTATTCTCTGTAGTGTATTCTCCACTATTTACAGAATAGTAATCATTGTTTGTTTGGTTTACTGTCTGGTCTGTGCAAAACACTCTGTCTTTATATATAACAGCAGTACCATCTTTTATTTCAAGGGTGTAAAAATCGCCCTCTGTTAATGTACCAAAAGCTGCAACAAATGACATATAATTACCATCAGTTGAAGCAGTAGGTGTAATATTTACGTTTGTACCTGTACTTTCACTTGTAAGATTTACAGTAATCGCACCATTAATAAATTGACGAGGTATTACCTTAAAAGTCTTATCGCCATTAGTTCCTATTAACTTCATACTAATATATAAACAAAAATTAAATATTTTGTATAGTCTATAAATAAAAAAAGCCTCTCTAAAAAGAAAGGCTAATTTTAAATATAAATAAACTACTAAGCTGGACTAATTGAAGTAGTAGCACTTACATCTGGTACAGTACAGAAGAACGGAGGAAATACCTCTGTTGCAACTGCTGTTAATGTAAATCCTTGTAAATCTCCAGCGGCAGCACCAGTTACGATTGTACCACCTGTAATCTCAGCACCATTGTCTTTACCTACTAATAAGTACTTAGTAACTCCAGCACCATTAGGGTACATTTCTACAACGTAATGCGCTCTACCTCTATTAAGAAGTTTAATCTCTTCTTGAGTTTCTACGTCTAATATTTGGAAAGTAACGTTTAATGTACTTTCGTAAAATGTAGTTCCATTTTCTCTTGATGAGTTTACTACTGTTTCAAGAGATGACTGACCACCTTTTACCTCGAACTTAAAGAACTCAGCAGAAGCATCAGTTGGTAAGGTTATAGTTCCACTTGAATCGCTTAAAGCAGCAATAGTAGAGCTATAATCTAAGATGTAAATATTTTTAATTCCAGCAAAGGCAGTCTTACATCCAACCCCTCTACCTTTTGTTATTGCACAAGCCATATTATTTGTTTTAATAAAAAAGGGTAGGCAGTTTTGCCCACCCTCTTTATGTTAGTTAATTTGATTATTAAGCGTAATATACGATATCAGACCCTATTCCAGTTTGTACACCAGCAGTATATCTCATTACAACTCTTACGTTTTGAGAGCCATCGATATCAGACATATCAATAACTTTAACCTCGTTTCTGTCGTTTAATAGACCAGTTCCAAAGAATAAGTTAGACTTCTGAGCTAATACAGCTTTGTTATCTCCTAAACCTTGAGCTACAAAGATATTGATACCTTCAAAAGTTAAAGCACCACCATTGTACCAAGTAGTACCTTTGTTATCAACACCATTAGCACCTATGTTAGTAGCAAAACCACCTAAAGCACGAATGTATGCTCTTGCCATATTGTTAGAAACGTAAAGAGTTAAATCTTCTTTTCCTAATACAGCAGCATTAGCAGCATCTACGATTTTTCCCATTTCATCAATAACATTAGAAGAAGTTACTGTAGTTCCAGTTACGTCTACAACAGTTGCATCTCCAGCTAAAAGAGTAGAAAAACCATCAAAGTTTCCTTCTCCAGAAGCACCACTCCAAATAGAGTTTTCTGTAGCTTGAGCTACTTCAGCAGCTACTCTTGAAATAACGTAATCAGAGAATAGTGGAGGTAGGCTATCGAAAGCAGAGAATCCCATTTGAGCAGCTTCCCAGTCAGAATGTAATTCTTTTTTACAAATTTGTAAGTTTACTTGTAACTCAGTTGGAGTTAATACTTTCTCAGTCAATGTAAGACCAGAAGTAGTTGAATCAAAATCACAATCAGCAGAACGAACCAAGTTAGAAAAAGCACCTACTTTCATAGCAGCTTTATACTTGACGTTAGGCAAAATTGATATAGCCCCAGCGTCTAACGTTGAAGCAGATAATAGGGCAGCACCTAAGTACTTCCCAGCAAATTCTCCAGCATATGAAGAACTAGTAATAGTTGGATTTGGCATTTTATTTAATTTTTAGTTATTAATTATTTTATTCATTACTTTATCAAGTGTGCTTAGTTTTCTTTTTGTAGCAAACTTGAAATTATTTTTTACAGTTTGTGCCTCTGGATTAGCTTGAATAGGCTCTGCTGCTGGTTCGCTT